CATATGATTTATTCTGTGCCACCTTTACAATCTGTTTATCTTCTAGTAAATCTCGAACCCAGTCCCATGCTTTAGTTTCATCATCATTCTTCCAGTATCCGTATGTGAATGGAACTACAATGGCATGAGTTGGAGAGGGGGCAAACCCAATACAAGTTATTCGCCCGCCTGCTGTTTCAATGTCAAATGACAAAGGTTGTTTTGCGTTATCCTTCTTTATGAAGTCTTCTTTAAATTCATCTAAGTCGTTTATACTCGGTTCGATCCAGAGTTCTCTTTCTATATTTACTATGTCTGTTGTTTCTGATTCTTGTAATGCTTTTTTGAAATCTGAATACATGATAGATCTCAATGCGTAATTTCTAGCGACACTCGACAGGGCATAAGAGGGAACTATTTTTATATCATCATTGATGTGCGAGGTGTTAGAGGAGATGAGCGCCCCTCTATAAGTTCCAATCTTATCATACCCTGTGAATGCCCACAATGATACTGCCCCCAGTGCTAATATAACATTAGGTTTAATATCATTGATCTCCTTGTACAGCCTCTCCAGATGTGGTTGCGCCTCCTGTTTGAGAAACCCTAGCGTCGAGGACGGATAGGGTGTTCGCCACTCTGTACCTTTGCACAAAGCCTTGTATTCACTCCTCTTGTGAAAAAAGTTTTGTAAGTTTTCCTGTGCCGGTCGTCTTTGAAAGACGTGGGTGAGCATGCAATCTTCTAGCTTTATCCCTGCTAGTTTACAAACTTTGCCAAGAATATAATCCCCGGCAAGCATCTTGTTTAATCGTACTTCAGTCACAGTCGGGTAGTCCATGACTATCGCAATCCTTGCCCCCTCAGTAAGTTGCGATGCTACGTTTTTATTTACTGCATACTCACCCATCTGTCTATGCCGCCTTGTTAATTATTCGTTTAACAGACGCTTGCAGGATGTCTTTATTCCTACCTACCATCTCGTGCTTTACCACACCAGAGAAAGTTTGACCGATGCTTTGCTCTAGCATTTCGCCAAAGCTAGCGCCACTCAAACTCAAGGTGTTGGTTAAGAACTTCTTGATTGAGATGACAGGATTCCCTTGCCCCATTGCACGGGATGTCGCCCAGAACTCTAGTCTGGTAGGTTCACAGTGATCTAAGTCACCGTCCGTAATCTCAGATTCCAAGACAGCATTTGCCTTGACGTTGAGTCTTACGATTTCGTTTTGGTTTTCACCAACTTTATCCGAACGATACGAGGTGATCACAAAGTCATAGCTACCTTCTGGTAGCACTATGGATTCCTGTACGTCATCCGGGTTCATCGATAAAAAGTCTTGAATATCAGCCATTAATTACCTCCTTTTAGGTTTACTACATTGTCAGCCGACAATTTTTTGCGTGCATTTTGTTGTATTGCACTGAACAGTTTAGCTAGATCCAACTCAGTTTGTTGACCAATAAGACTTGGTGCAGTAACTTTGAGATCCATTCTATGATCAGATACAGTACGTAATGTACGCTCGGTTCCTTTGCTAGAAGAACGTGTATCAATTCTGCATACACAGTTGAAGTATCTTCCTAGCTTTGTAGATAGTTTAGAACCTACGCTAGTTGGGTATGCTTTGGACACTCCCAAGTCTCCTTCCATGTATTGCATGTGCGTTGTAACAACAACGTTACAAGGCGTTTCCGATCCTGTAATGTACTGTATGATATGTTGCACATCACGAGCCGCCGTTCCCCATTCGGGTTGCGAGGCTTGATCTGTAGATTTCTTATTGTTAAAAACAAGAGCCGCACGAAGTGCCGCCTCACCCATTAACGTTAAGCTATCAATAACTAACACATCTTTGTTAGTCCATTTAGATACAGGGCCGAACTCTTCGTCGCCATCTTTCCAGTTGGAAATCAAAGCTGCCCCCTTACGAAATGCCTCCGCTTTACCCATAGGATCTTTCAACGTTACATAAGAAACGTTGTTGACACCTGTGTCCGTTAGGAACTCGGGTAAAATGTCTAAGCCGTTGTCGTAATCTAAGATACGTAACTTGTATCCTGCATTTGCAAGGGTGGCTAATGAAGCCGTTTTCCCAGAGCCACTATCTCCTACGAGTAATAGCTTGGTTACATCTACTGATGTATGATTCTTTATACTTGCCATATTTATCTCCTGTATTTTGTAATATTATCATAATTAAAATTTTTGTCAACACTTATTTTTTACCAAACAATTCTTTTGCGTCAATGATCTCGCCTTCACGAACAAGGTCATTATGTAACGAGACTTCAAAGTCTTCATTCAGTATAGTCATGCGATGATCGGGTGATTCAGAACACATCTCTCTAAACTTACATCCACCATAATTTCCACACGATGTAAAGTTAGCTGGGTAGTATTCATGTTCATGGTATGTATCGGACACATTTAAATTATATGCTGTGTCATGGTACCACTCATCAATAGATAAGTTAGATACATTAAATACTGCACGATTGAATCTGCAAAAATGCACACCTGTTTGTACTGCATCAATAATAAATCCCCGCACTGGTAAATCTAATATGTGACGCGCCGCCCATAGGTACGCATACACTTGATTGTTTGGTTGGTACATTCTGAAATACATTTCAGATAAAGATGCCTTTGTTGTTTTGGTATCACATAAATACAAGCCACCTTCAAACTCTACAATCTTATCTATCCTGCCAGAAAATCTTTTACCTGTCTCACCAAAGGGTACTTCAAATCTTTTCTCAAGACACGGCTCACCGTCTGGCATGGCCGCAATCTTAATGTTGTCATCCCAGTATTCTTCTACGCGCCACACGATTGCACGAAGGGTAGCTTCTAGTCCTCTCGCTTTATCTTCTGCTTGTGCAAGATCTGGGCCGTATGTTTTTAAAGTATAGGTAATAGCTTCACGCATTGTCTCTTGTTTATCTTTACCATGAAACCTGCCCCTATCTAGTATCTCATACGCGTCATGTACCGCGGAACCAAAGCCCGTGACCGTACCATAACTTTTTAACTTATACCCGCGTAGGTTTGTTAGGTTATATAAACGAGGACACGCCAAGAAAGTTGAAAGGCTTGACGTATCCCACACCACTTGTTTTGGTTTATCGTTTACATAAATATACTTAGGTACTTTATCTGGCTTAGACATCTTTAACTAGCACATCGAGTATGCTCCCCTCAGTAACGGGTTTTGTTTTTGTTCTCGCTGTCTTACCGGTAATTCTTTTACCAGATTTTTCCGCCGCTCTAATATTCTCACGAGTTGCTTTTAAATACGCAATGATTGTATCTATGTCTTGTTGATTCTCGGCCAACTCCAACGGATCTTTTTCTAAAAGTTCTGTTGGTATTTCTAACTCATTCGTCTTGGTCATCAGCTCTCCATTTGTTTACGATCTGCTCGCCTGTTGAATCATCAATGTAGTATACCCAACCATTGAGTTCTACATATAAAGACTCGTTACTTCGTACATCTATTTTCATTCTGGGTCTGTCCCTTCATAAGGTACGTCTTCCACTTTGATTTCATCATAGTTTGTTTCTAATTGGTCAAGCGGTTCGACTGCCATAATCTTGGCGTCTGGTATTGTAACCAAACCCATTGTCAATTTGTTTGATACAAACTTACGACTTGGTTTATCAAACTTCATGTCAGACTGCATGACTTGTTGCGCCGCTGCGTCCTTGTCCTTTGCGTCTACTATCCAATGCTGTGTAAACATATGACTTGTTGTTACATCAAATTTCATTTTTATTCCTCCTCATCTGTTACAAAATTTACTCTTACTAATCCCTCAATATCTTCAAAAGTCTCAAACTCTACATCAGTAAAATTCTTTTTTAATAATTTTATTAACTCGTGGTTTGTCATTTTTTATTTCCTTCCTCTCATATATTTTTTATGAGGTTTGTACTTACGCATTGTCCACTTCTTGAACGTACGTATTTTGTTTGCAATATATTTATAAAGTTGTTTCACACACACACCTCCTTATTGAATTACATAATATAGTATTTACCTATCCCTGTCAAGAAAATAAATACACCTACTGAATTGATTGTTATTAGTGCGCGATCGTGCCACAACATCCCCACGACTAACCAACCAGACACACCCACTAAATGAAAGAACAGATTAAAGGGGGCAACTTCAAGGCTAGTCAATGACATGCCAGTTAATAGAATAACTGTCGCCGCCCATTTAATGTACCAAGATAGATCATGTTTCGGTGTAACCTTAAAAATTTGGTTCATGTTCTATCCCTTCATCGTTTAATGCTTTGTAATAATTGTACATACCTTGCGCTTCATGATATGCACGCCAACGTTCCTCAAATTCTGCGTCATACATTTGATCTGCCCAATATTTTAGTTGGGTCGGAACATGATTAATGTATTGTTTTTCCTGTAATGTTTGCATTATATAACCAATCCTCCAATGCATCTGGTTCCTGACCTTCTTCCCTCATGGAAGCAATGTCTTTTTCTATTAAGTGTCCTATTGATGTGGCGTTCTGCACACAAACCGATAGCATATGTAACGCGGGCAAACTTCCTGCCGATGTTAATATCATACGCATACCTAATTCAATCAGTGCCGACTCAACCAAAGCGATTGGATACTTGGCACACAGATCGGCAATAGGTTTTTTCAAATCTTCTAGACAATCAACAAATAGTTTTTGATTAACGTCTGATAGTTCTTTGCTCATAAATTATTTCCTTTCTCATCTGTGATAACAAATGATGTGTCTTGTTCTAAAGCTGATGTGATTCGCACCGAATCATCTGTTGATTTAAATATCAAATGATCATAGCGACACTCATCAACTTCAGACTTGTCACGCATTTGAACTTTGTATGCTTTCACATACCGATACAATCTCATCTGTAATGAGAAAGGTTTATCACATTTTAATTCTAAAAATGGTTCATCACTTTCACTATTATCTAGATGATCGACGGCTTTTTCCAATGCGTTCGATAAATCTGTCGAGTGCAATAGGTTGTACGTCTTGGGATTGTAAGCCATATTCCTCCTGTATGTTTTCATAATCATCATGGTCTACCCCAAGATCATCATTGTTATAATGTTGGTTGGGATCTAAGTTAACTTGATACCCATCCATAACAAAGTCTCCCTCTTCCATGAGGTCATCAATGTCTGCTATTTCTAATTCTGGTTTTTGTTTTAATTTTAACTTGGTTTCATCCATGCTTTTACTCCTATGTAAATAAACATTATTATTAAAAACAATACAAATGGATTTCTGTATTGTTCATCAGTAATGAATCCTACTATACTGATTGTTGGTATAGCTGTCAAGGTTAATATAACCAAGACACTTGCGATTACATTCAACATACCCACTCCTTTACTCCTTCGACTTCATTTATATCCGACACAGGCATAAGTTTGTGCTTGTTGCCCGGGAATAGAAATGTCATAGCCGACCCTGTTTCATATTCTTTTGTGTGTTCATTCATTACATCTATCTGGAATGGGTAGTAATGCGAGCCACTCTCGATTGCATTTACCCTGTCCATACTTTCTGGTGTAACAGACCACACCTCTCCTCTTACTTTGTATCCATTCTCTCTGGCTACCATGATA